GTACTTATATTCAATACGTGTCAGGAATCGTGTTTTAGGCACGAAAGAAGCCTTGTAACGAACGATTGTATCTTTCTGAACAATTACCTTCTCCCAATAAATAGAGTCCCTTAAAACGTACGGAATTGAATCTATTGTCGAAACTTGAATTGTGTCGCTAGTTTCGTCACATCTGTAGCCTTTTTTCATGGCTTTTACAATGTGATAATGAGCAGAACACGAACCTAATAAAATTAAGGTCGAAATGTATAACGATAATCGTTTAATCTGTTTAACCATCCTGTCAAGAATTTAGCGTTTTTACCTACTCCAATTGCATAAAAGAATCTTTCTCTTTCAGCGGTCAATGCATCAAATAATTTCTTAGGTTCAATTGAGTTAGCAAGTAGTATTGTTTTAGGTCCTATTAATCCATCCACATCACATTGTAATCCGCAATGATTGATTGCTACCTGTAAAGATTTTACTGCTTGTCTAGCACCACTTCCCCAAGCCATTCCTGTAACAAAGATTGCAATGTTCTGAGAGTTGTATGCATCACCTCTAACTGCATCCCAATATCCTTTTTTGAATATCTTGAACCAATCCTCAGCGTTCATAAGATAGAATCTTGCATCGTTGTCCGTTCCAAAGAAACTTACCCATGCTTTGTAAGTAATTCCTGCGTTTGTGTGATATCCCGTTTTTCCCTTGTAAGGAGTTGGACATGGATAGCTAGATGCTGAATCTGCTTTGTCTTTAGATAGTCCACCTTCCCACTTCTTGGTAAAGGCAACGTACTTTTCTATTAATGTCATTTTAAATCTTCTAAGGTTTCTTTACTTCTTTTTGCGAAAGCTACGAATTTATCCCAAACGTTAACTCCAGTTACTGAAAAGTAGCTTTCATTGATACTTTTAATTTCAGTGTAAACGCAAAAGAAAGTAAACGCTTTTGTGAGTAGTAAATCAATAGCAATGAAATGTGCAAGAATATCAGCTATAACGTATTTTTCTAACAAGAACACAAATACTATTGCTCCACTATATAAAAGTGTTTTAGAAATCGTGTGTGATAGTCTACGGGAGCGAATTGATTTCCATCCTCCTTTTTTAACTGAACGCCAAATGCCAAAACACGTATCTAAGATAATTGCTAGAACTGCGATTATTACAAGTGGCTTTACAGGTGTTAAGATTGTAAACAACGAAAAGACGAGAAGTGATAATTTAGACTTCATATCCTGCAAATGTATGTTTAGGATTCAAAGGAGTAACCAAATTTAAACCGAAGTCATATTCTAAATCACTCATGATGTCGAAGTGGTATCCTTCAGCGTTCGTGTTTTCATCCAATGCAATAACACCAATTTCAACTACTGCTTGAACTCCTTCTCCGTATGCTTCGTGTTTTTCTCCGTCCATTCCTTCAACTTCAATAAGAATGTTCTTAGCGTAAAGGTCTTGACGAGCAGTCGCTATATCTGAATAAGTTAATTTGTATATGTTCATTAGATAGTTGTAAGTTGTGCGAGTTGTGTATTTGTTAAGGATGTTTTCCAAATAGCTAATTCTTTTAAATTACCTTCAAAATAGTTTATTAAATTTCTATCATAAAAAATAATTTTGTTTAAACTTGAAGCTACAGGAACAATTCCTGAAGTATCTTCAGCAACTTTACTTCCATTTACCCAAATTTCAAACCTATTTAAAGACCAAACAAAAGCCATTTTGTAATTGTTTTTTTGTGTTAATGGTAGAGTATAATTAATATTACATTGTAAAACACCGCCTGAAAAAACAGTAAATGCTACTAAATTATTTGCAGGCTCATATCTAAAATAAACATTGTTACTTAAAGTATTAATAGATTCATTTAATTCAATAACTCTTGCGCTTGTGTTATTACTTAAAGCAGAACCTTCATAATAAATTACACCTGCTTCACTATTTATCAAGCTACTAATTCCCGTTTTTGAAATAACGTCTGCGTTTCTCGTCACACTTGCAGTAGTTGTAGGAATGTAAGATGTAGCGTATGCCCCTGCTTCGAGTTGGGCGCCGTAAATAAATATACTTCCATTAATAGCACATACATAATTTGCATCGTTATCTGAAACAATCATATCTACTCTGTTGACAGATACAACGGAAGGAGTAGTTCCAACTATAGTACATCTATACCAACCATTACCAACACTTTCAATTTTTGCAGTAATTCCCGATTGCACAGTTCCAATTGTTCCCGTGTTTAAGTTAAACCAAGCGTAAGGATTTCCTGAAACTCCTGTGTGTCTTAATGCAATAAAATTAGATGTTGATTTTTTAGCGTATACTGAATAACTATAAGTTGTGCTTCCAAGTTGACTTGTTGATTGAATTATTTCTGCAGGTGTTACTACTGTTGCAATAGTTGCAGATAATTTTTCTGCATTTGCAGTTCCATCAGGAGATGTAGTGTTGTTTGCAGTAACACTTGTATTTGTTTTTGTCCACGTAGCATTATCAAACTCTTGACTTCTTAAAAGTATATTCGTTCTCTGTGGCTCTACTAATAAACTTGGGCAGCTTCCTAATGAGTAGTCTAAGCGTGGGATGTTAAGGCGTGTTTCCGTTTTTTGGTAGTCTTTGGTTTGTGTACCTTCAACAACTTGACCTCCGAATACTTCAACAACTTGATTTGTCTCATCGCTATATAACCAACATCCACGAGCTCCAACTGCAGCTGCTAATGTCTTAGTAACTGAAAATCTTTGCCATGTAGATGTGATTGTAATTGTATCCGTTAGAAACGTTACATTATCATAAAATCCCAATTTAAAATTACCACTTCCTGAAACAAGTCTAACCCAAATAGAAGTAGTATACGAACCCGCAACGCTTGGAAAACCATTAAACAACTGAGAAGAGCTACCGCTAGGCATATTTAAACGTGCAGCCGTTAAAGTACCATCAGGAGCTAAATTGTTAGAGGATAAAATAGTAGAATTAAGTTTTACCCAATTTGCATTACTAAAATTTTGCGAGTATGGCAACAAATTATAAGGCACTACCTCAACCAAACCTGCTGCATTCACTCGTGTAGCTGTTGTAGCTCTAACGACTGACATATCGCCCGAACCATCGGATGGAATAACGGAATATAACGTGCCTTCTTTGTAGCCGTTTGGTGTGCATATCAACGAGGCACTATCTAGTAAACTCATAATTTTCTAATTTAATAAGATTTGTTTTATTTGAGCTATGTCCATTTAGCATTGCAGATAACGTAGTGTAGCTTATCCCTACGCTTTTAGCAGCATCTTTCATTGTGTTAAATATTATGTTATTTTGTGTATTTAATATTTTTTTTGATGCAGGATTTTTATCTCCTTTCATTGAGTTACTTTTCTTAATCAATGTTTCCGCACTAAATATTTGTTTTGCTCTTTTTTCTTTTATAATTGCCTTAGTTTCTTCAGTATGTTTTTTACCTTTAAAATTACTAACGCATCCTTTTTTTGATAAAGATACTTTAAGTTTAAACTCCTCACTTCTTTTATGTCCAATTGGAATGTTTCTAATTCCTTTTCGTTTTTCAGACATTCTTTTTTTTACTTCTGGTGTTACATTTGCCGTTCCCTCACCACCATCGGTAAGATTGCAAAGCGTACCTGTTCCTAAATCTAATCTTCCGTATTCCTTAATTAATAATCTTTCAATATCTTTAGCGTCTTCAAAAGATATATTTTCAGCTAATATTTCTACTTTGTATCCGTGTTTGTTAACTATATTATTCCAAAACGAACTTCTTTTATCTTTTGTGTATGGTCTTTTTTTAGTTCCTATACCAACATAGAAAACTTCACCATCGTCAATTTTACGATGCCTATAAACAACTTTATTTAGTTGTAATAAACTCATATTGAATCAAAGTTTTGTAATGTTGTTAATAAGCATGAATTAGCTTCATATGTTCCCGATGCAGTAACTACTCTTGTAAGAAAGTTAAAAGCAATTCCGCCTTCGTTTCCTACAATGTCGGTATCTCCGCTCCAACTTACATAATGAGAGTAACCCCAACTAATTGAGTTATTGAAAGCACCTTGCCCCCAACCGATAGCGTTGTTGTTTGCTCCTTGTCCCCATCCGTTACTATTTGCCATTTTCGTTTTTATTTAGTTTAGCTAGAAAAACACGAAGTTTCTCTACATTAGTTTCTTTAGGTTTGTAATTACCTAGTTTAATCCGTTTTCTCATATATACCAACCTGTATAGTTATTCATTGAATCAGGGAAGATGTCGTTGTTCTTGTTTGAACGATACTCAGGGAATAACTGTTGGTTAAAACTCATATAGTCAATAAACCTCTGTGTGTAGTTCTGAGCAATGTTACGTTCCTTTTCAAGTAAATAATCTACTTCGTTTTTATCTACGTTCTCAGAGTTCTCAGATGAATGCTTGTAAACTCCTTTGTTTGCGATTGTATATGCTGCGAATGGAAGATATTCCACCATTCCCCAATGAATCAACATCGGTTTCACGTATGTAACAACCAACGTCTGATAGTCACCTGTAAGCGTTCCTGCGATGATGTCTGCTTGTAACTTTTGGAATAATTTTGTTCCTAAGTAATTTTGAATGTGAATATCCTGTGCGATTTTAACGAACTGAATAAACTTATCCGTGTCTACGTTTCCGTTTAGTGCAGTGAATTTAACGATGTCTTCGCGTGTTATGAATAATGCCTCTGCCATTAGTTGAATCTTTTGTTAGTTGGTAAAAAGCCTTGATTCGGCATATCTACAGGACGCATGGCAACTTGTTGTGGATTTCTCACTCGGTAACCTGCTTTCTCTGCTTTGTTTGTACTGATTGTTTTTGCATTCGGACTTAATGGGTCTATTCCACGTCCTTGTTCAAATGCTACAAATGTTTGACGCATCCATTTATGATGACAAGCACCACCACCTTTGTAAAGGAAGATGTCGTAAGTGTCAGCACCTCTAGCACCCCAACCTGCGTTAACTACCTGAGAACCCATTCTAACGATGTCTTCCTTGCGATATACTTTATCAGCAGCGACCATCTTTTTGCAGAACTCACGTGAATTTTCTTTTATACCTCCGTTGTATCGGTAACGAGTCATAAATTTGAATCCATCAACTGTTGCGTCTTGTTCTGATTTTGCTCTTGGATTAGCAGTACCTGTAGAAACAAAATTGTAAACTTTGGATAGTAAAGATTGTTTTTTGTTGTTTGCGTTTTCAATCTCTAAGTCAATTGCATCTTCTTGGTCATAATCAACTTCAAATTCGTCAATCAAAATCCAATTTTCATCAACTACTTCTCCATATTCAATCAATGCATCAGCAATTTGATTGTCTAATGCGTCTTGTTTTGATAGTTCTGTACCTGTTTCCTCTGCAACTTGTTCTTCAGTTTGCGTGTTTTCAAGGTCTGTGAATTCTAAAGGTTGTAATGTTTTAAAGAATAGTTTAAGAGAAATTCCGTTAAACGCTAGAATCGTATCAAATGCGTCTAATAACTCTTCTTGCATTGGACGAATAACCATGTTATCAAATAAGATAGCAGAGTTTTTAAGCTCGTCTGCGTTACTTGAGAATCCATTTGAACTAGCAACTCCAAATAACAAAGGAGAAGTCACGTTGTGACCTAGCATAATCTTGCGTAAACACTCTTCAGATAAGTATGTGTAATGCTCAGGAGCGTCATTTAAAGGAATATCGTCTACCGTAGTTTTAGATTCAATATTGTCGTTGAATGCTACGATAACTTTTTGTCCTCGTGAACCTGTCAACTTATTCATTACTTTAGAAGTAATCATTGACTGCTGCTCTTCCGTTGGAACTCCGTTATTGAAGTTTACTACTTTAGTGCCTGAGAATCCGTTTTGTACTTCGTTGATTAAGTAGTCTGCGATTTCTTCCTCCAAAAGTGCGTATGGAACTGAACCTTGATAGTCAGGATAAGAATAGTATTTCATTCCAACTGCGTAAGGCTTAGAAAACAAGATTTCCACCTTGTCTTTAGATGTTCCAAAAGCTGAATAACGTACTGGAGCAAACTTTTTAATGTCAGTCCAATCATCAGAATAGTAATAACCCGTAATTTCTCCGTCTTTATTACATTTTTCTGCACGTAATAAGTTAATCGGCATGTGATAAGCCTTTAGAATCTTGTTATGCTTATCGTTGTAGTGTACTTGAATAGCGAATTGACCTAGCATCTTTCTATCAAGAACCATCTTACGAACGCAATCTTTGTTAAACAAAGCCATCATCTGAGCATACTCATTAGGCTTTTTAGACGCATCTAACGCACTTAATCCTTTTCCGTAAACTAATCTACTAATATTGTTTATAATAGCGTTATTCGTTGTAGAATTCGTGTATCTGTCAATTAAAAACGAATAGTAATTATTGTCCTCACCAAATTCAACCCAATTATCTTTTTTAGATTCTTGAATTGTAGGCGTTGTGTAAGCACTTAGGCTTAATATGTGTACGTTATCACTCATAAACTATGAAAGTGTTTGTTGTGGCATTAGAAGTATAT